ACATTACAAACATCACTACAGCGTTCTGTTTTAGAAGGAATTGATAGAACCTCATTGCAAGCTAGAAATGAAGGTCAGAGTGCAACCGTTCAATCTCTTTCAAAACAAGTAGATAGCTTAACTCAACAATTGAATGGTAAAAATGCAAGATTAGCGGAGGGAGCTAAAGCCGGTGCAGATATAACTGCTAGAGTAGTAGAAAAATCTGATGCGAAATTAGCTGATTTATATTTTGATTATAAAAATAAAAGTGCATCTGGTACTTGGTTAAATGGCCCAACCGTTGAATTATTCAATACTACATTAGAGGATGTAACAGTGAATATGAAAATGAAAAATGCTAATTTAGTTTGGATTAACGGCCCATCTATAATAACACTTAAGCCACAGGAAAAAGTAGATATAACACTTCAAGTAGATTATCCTAAATTCAACGGAATAAGTAGTAAAGGTGAAAACTATGGAGGAAGTGTGGTATTTTCGACACCAAACGGAGAATTATCATTTACTGCTAATATGTGGAGACATAAAAAATAAAAATTATGGCACTAAGTAAATTTAAAAATATTGATGATGTATTAAAGAAGGGAACTTCATTAACTACAGAACTTAGTTCAACTGAATTTAAGTTAATAGATAAGGGATTTATACCAACTCCGTTTGATATAGGCAATAATGATGTATTGGAATTTTTATTATATGATTCTAGTAATAATGTATTAGAGCAAAAAGATTATGGAAATGTTAGATATATACCATCTTCCGAAATTCAGGATTATATAATAAGAAGTGAAAATATTATAGATAAGGTATATGATGGTGGTGGATTTTTAATAGATGTAAAAAGATTAGTTAAAGAAGCTGGGTATAATACTGGAATATTTAGAGTTCAATTCAACTTTGTAAATAACAGAGTGGGTAGTAATATAGAAATGGATAGAATGTGGATACATCAGATTTCTCCATCTAGAAGTGAATTAAGATTGTTACCATATAATAACTTCAACGAAACCAATCCATATGAAGTTGATATAATGATTGATTTAAATCAAGCTTATAGTAGTTTTGTAAATGGTAAATTTAGTGGCGATGAAGTTTATTCGGAGATAGATGAAATAATAAACAGATTGAACGTAGCAGATTTACAATCATCTTTTTCAAAATCTAAATCTAAAGATTATATAGATAGAATACAATATGAATTTGGTATCCAAAACTATGACCAATTTTTTACAAAGATTTTAGAATCTATGAAAGAATCGGTTAGACATACTTTACTACATAAAAATGCAGTAATAGGAGGAAATGAATTTGGGCAACCACTTGGTGATGAAATAGATTTTACTTATTACAATAAAAATGATATTATCAATCTATTAGGAAAAAAGTTTAGAGAAGCATGTGAATTTCACCTTCCTACTAGAACTTTATTAGAAGAAGTTGTAATAGATGCAACTACTCAACAAAGTTTAGATAATCTTACTAATTTAATTCAAAAATTAGAATCCGATAAAGTATCTGAAAATGTTAAGGTAGAAAGAGTATCTGTTTCAATCCCAACATATGGAGAGGTTAAAGATGCGGTTACAGCTATAATTAAAAAAGAAGTTATTATTCCTGGAGTTGAAGAACCTATAATAATTCAGACACCTGTTATGGAAACACCGGCAACAGATGTATCCGATGTTGTAAATGAAAGAGGTGGTTTCATTGGAAGATTAAAAGGAAAAAAGAGAACAGGATTCTTAGGTAGAGATTTAAATCAAAACAAAATATCTAAGTTTTTTGGAGCTAAAAAGAATAAAGGATTAGTAGGAGGAGGCTCTACAGGTAGTGGTATAGCAACGGATTTAGGTACTGATAAAAGTGGAACTCCTTCATCAATAGCCGGAATAATTAAAAAAAATAGAGTTAAATAATTTTTAAAATGGCACAACAAACTGTAGAAGAATTAGCTAACGATTATACTTCCATTGGTATAAATCCGGGAGGTATAGGCGATTCTGTATTAACATCAGCCGGAGGAGGTGGTGGTGGTGGAAGTGCGTATGTTCCTCCTTATTCTATTGACCCTTACACAAGCCCATACATACAACCTAGAGTTATAGTTTTTACTATAAACACATATGCAAGTTTAAGTAGAAATGGTGTATTAGCAAAAGCATTTTTAGATGGAGTAGAAGTTGAAGACCAGACTATTAGTAAAGGTAAGATAACGTTTACTATGAACGAACAGAGATTATTAAATCCATCTAGATTAACTATAGTTAGCGGAGATTTAAAAGCAGAAAAATATTTTTTAATACAAAGTAGAAAAGATTCTCTAAATGAAGTATCTGTTATAGAATTCAATAATATGGAAGAATATAAAGAAACACTTCCTCCTGATACTAATTTGATAATAGATACCCCTCCTTTTATGGGAGGCGGAGGCTCTGGCGGCGGGGGAGGAGGAATTGGTGGAGGAATGAGAGAAGTTAATCCAAATGATTACAGAGGAGCAGGATTTGGATTAGATGGAGGTGATGTAACACAAAGAGAAAACCTACAATAAAAATATTTATTAACTAATGGCACAAATAAGGGAGATAAAAGTATCGTTTACCGATTACAGAGCAGATTTAACACTTGATGTTGGATTCGAGGGTAATATCCCTATGGATGCTCCTATATTGGCTCTGCCTGAAGTTGTAAATATAACAATAAATAATTCACTATCAGACGGAACTGCTAAAGCTTATTATAGAAACTCCGATGGTGTTGATACAAGTATAATATTATATACTAATACCGTATTAGAAGTATTAAAGAATACAAAAGTATCAATTTGTAGAACAAACCCAACTTTATATAATATAACTAATATAAAAGTTATTTCTCAAGATGGTACGTTACTGAAGGATACCGGTGCTAATTTATTTGATTTAGAAAATGTTCAGCAACCACAGACTGTACAAATAACTAGTCAAAAGTTACTTACAACTGAAAATTTAGCTAGATTTATAACTGTATTAGATAGTGCTTATAAGTTTAATACTGAAATTGAAAATGAATTTACTATAAATGTTGCAACTAAAAATGCAACATATATAAAATATTATTTCCCAAATCAACCTGGAGCGGATTCAACTGGAGCAAAAAAAGCTGTTGTAACTGAAGGTAGTGCTAACATTATACTTTCTAATCCAAATGCGGTTGGGATATATGAATTAGTCATTATTGCAGGTAATGAAATACTAAAGGATGGGGATGAACAAAGAACTAGAGTAAATGTAATAAGAGAAAAAACATATGGTCAACCAGATGTAACTAATATTATATTTGATAGAAATATCACAGAGGCAGATTTACGACCATTAGATTTTGATTTTAATTTTGAAATAGATACTGTAAACTCAGAAGGAGTTGATGTATTTTTAGGAGATAAATTAATTTTCAACACTCCTATAGTAAATGGTGAAGCTAAAATAAAACTTCCAGCAAAAACCTTATATAATTCTTATAAAACTTTCTTTAATGAAAGTGAAAATAATTATGAAATTACTTTTAGTCTTCAGCCTTACTTTAATGGTATAGGAGGAAAGATAGTTGGAAAGAAAGAGAGTTTTACGATATTCGTTGATAGAGCTAAATATTTAATATCAAGTGGAGAAGTATTAGATGTATTTACTGGAGTTTTCTCTCAATTATTCTCAGGAAACGATACTAAGGCAAATTTTGAAGATAAGATTGTTTTTGAAGATGACAAACATTTATATTATCAAATAAAAACTGATAATGATTCTTCTTTTGTAATAACAAATACTGCGGTAGATGATGTTACATTTTCTTTGGAGAATGGTAAAATAGTTCCATCTAAATTTGAGGTAGACCCTGAGAATGGGAGTACTAAAAAAGCAAGAAATCAAAATACATACAATTCATTAGTAGTTAAATTATTAGAACCAATTGATGAAAACGTAGTTGAAAATCAATTAGTATGGATAAGTAAGCAAATCATACCTTCGATTGTAGAAACTATCATTATAAACGATATTGATACGAATGAGTGTATTGCATTAACACCAAATTTTACAGTAGATGTAGTAGATGAAACGGGATTTGAATTTTTTAATCAAATAGTATCAAGTGGTTCGGTGACATCTACTGATATAGTAAATCAGTATTTATCAAAGTCACAATTTAGTTTAGAAGACCTTAATATAGATTACACAAGTGGTAGTAATGTTACATCTTCGTACTTTGTGGTGTTTGATAATTTTGTTAATTTCTCTAGTGCTAAAACTAGAATAGAGAATTTTCAGTACAAAATAGAAACAATAGAAAACTGGAAAAATAAATTAACCAGTACATTATACTCATCATCGATTTTATCAACATCTTCAATTTCATTATTAACAAGTGCATCTTATAATGATAAGATAAAGGGTATTACAAATGGATTTGATGGTTTTGAAAAGAAGATGTATTTTGATTATGCAATTAGTTCATCTAACGCTCAATTTTTTGAAATACAAACTGATTATGGAGATGTATATGATAGAAATAACAAGAACTATTTAGTAAAACATTTACCTCAATTTATTCAGGAAGATAATGCGAGTAATGAATTTTTAATCTTTATGGAAATGATTGGACAACACTTTGATGTTATCTGGTCATATATAAATGGTATAAATAGAATAAGAAAAATATCAAATAAATCAACGGATGGTATATCCGATAAATTGGTTTATACTTTATTGGAATCATTTGGGTGGGACCCGAAACAACCATTTAGTGGTCATCAATTATGGAAACAGGCATTTGGTTTAAATGAAGATGGTTCTACTACAGGTAATGTAAATTCGTTAGGAAATAATGTATCACCATCATATACTCCTGAAAGTGCTAGAAATGAAGTTTGGAGAAGAATACTAAATAACTTACCTTATTTATTAAAGCATAAAGGAACTAAAAAGGCTATTAATGCAATTATGGCCTGCTATGGTGTACCATCTTCATTATTAACAATAGTTGAATTTGGAGGACCATCTGTGACAGGTTCTCAGAGTACTAAATATACATATGAGGATAGAACCGCAGCGCTTAATATTGCTAGAGATGAATATCTTACCGTTGATTGGAAAGAGGGAACATCATTTAATGACCCGGATGCAATTGAACTAAGATTTAAAACATCTGTATTACCATTCGTATCACAATCTACTACACTTTATCACACACAAAGTTTAGTAAATATTGGTGGAGCTAGTGGTATATGGAATGTTAAATTAGTTCCATCGGGTTCTACTATATATGGTGATATAGTATTCCAAATGAGTGCAAGCAGTAATGTTTACATCAGTCCTGGTGTAGTTACTTCTGGTTCTGAATTAGTATCAATGAGTATTCAAAATGTTCCTATATTTGATAATACCTACAAACACTTTACTATTCAAAGAGAAGTTATTAGTAGAAATGAATATATTGGTAATACATTAACTAGAAGTTTAGATTATGAACAATATTCAATGTTTTATAAACAAGCGAATGGAGATAGAATTAATATTAGTGAATCAGATGAATTGAATTTATTAATAACATCTAATTCAGGCTCATTAGTTTCTAATGCAAAATATTATACCGGTATATCTTGGTTAAGTGGTAGTAATGTTAATTTTGGTGGTAATTCAGGAGGTATAAGTGGTTCAATAGATGAGGTTAGAATTTGGGGAGGTGCATTAAGTGAATCGGTTATAACATCGCATACATTAAATCCTGATACTATATTTGGAAATGATGTGTATTCATCCACATCAGACCTTTTTTTCCGTTCAGATTTTGAATATCCTAAAAATAGACAAACTGGAAGTGGTGATAAATTTATAAAAAACGTAGCACCATTTGTAACATATACATCTTCATTAGATGCTAATAATAAACAAATTGTATTAAGTGGATATAGTGGATATGCTACCGCGAGTATCTTTACAAGTGGAAGTTCATACCCATATCAATATGATGTATATGAGAGATTTGTAACAGCTGAAGTTCCTTCGATTGGATTTGTAGGAAAAGATAAAGTAAGAACAGAAGATATCACATTAACCGGTCAATTATCATATAAACAAAGGGCAACTAAAAAAGCTTACGATAGAGCACCCATTGATTCAAACAGATTGGGATTATTTTTCTCACCTGTTAAGGAAATTAATTTGGATATACTTCGTTCATTAGGCCCTATTAATATTGGAGATTACATCGGAGATTGGGATGAGGAATATGGAACTGATACATATGGTGATTTAGACCAACTTAGAAATTATTATTTTGAAAGAACTAATCTAAATTTTGATGAGTATATAAAACTTATTAAATCTATAGACAAATCTTTATTTGATATGCTTACTCAGGTAATACCTGTTAGAGCTAATGTATCAAAAGGTTTATTAATAGAACCTTCTTTATTAGAAAGAAGTAAAATAAAAATCAATAGACCTGTAGCGGAAAATATCCTATATACTGCTTCTATTGATACAATGGAAACTACTCTAATAGAAATGAGTGTTCCTTCATATACGGGTTCACTTAATATGAATGAGGGTATAAGATTTGAAGCAACTATTCCATATTATTCAGGAAGTTATGATATAATTGAAAATTTAAATATCACAACGGAGTATCCTACTTTTGGAGGAAATTATAGTGTTATTGGGAGTATTACATCTAGTGCATATATATTATCAAATATTCCAAATGCAGGAGGTATTGTAATAGAAATAGATTGTGGATTGAAGAATCCTACTATTTTGGGTGAAGTTGATTTAGAAGATTCATATCAGCAAGTTGGTAACGATGTAGACTCTCCATTCAACAGAGGATTTGGAATTGTTGGAACAAATGGGGCAGTAGATAGAACATATTACGATGATAATGGTAATTTAGTTTTAACTCAAAGATATAATTCATATATTATAACTGTAAAATATATTAGAAGTATTCCTAAGAGAGTTCCTGCAGATGGACTATCGGGTTCATTATTTAATACAATTAAGTTGAGCCCAACTGATAAAGTAGTATTAGAAAAGATAGAAAGATATGAAAAGAAGTTAATTTTAATTGACCCAATAGATTATTCACTTGGTGTACCTGCTTTTAGAGCACCGTTGCAACATTCATTTTATATAGATATATTAGCTAATTTAGGAACGTATCCATATAAAAATGGTATAATAACTGCAATTCAGCCTTTTGTAGGATTAACATCTGGACATTATAGTAACACAAAAGATACGTCTAGAGGTTTAGAAAATAGTTTTTATGAAGGGGCTAAACAAACATCTCGTACAACTTTAGATGGAACACCTGCCGTAGAAACATTCACAACTAACCCTAATAGATTAAGAGTTGGAGCAGCGGGAAGAGGTAGCGGAGAACCAATATTAGAAGTAGATTAAAAGATTTTGTATAAAACGAATAAGTTATATATTTATAATAGAAATAACAAAAAGAAAACCAACATATGGCATACTTAGATAACTCGGAAATCATTGTAGATGCTATTCTAACAAAGAAAGGTAGAGAAAAATTAGCAGCAGGTCAAAGCTTAGGTATTACTCAATTCGCATTGGGTGATGATGAGATTGATTACCAATTGTTTGATGCAGCACACCCAAAGGGTTCTGCGTATTATGATGCGGCAATTAAAGCTACCCCTATATTAGAAGCTTCTCCAGATGAAACACAGGTTTTGAGATACAAACTTGTAACTCTTCCAAAAAACACAACAAAGATACCTCAAGTATCAATCGGCGTAACATCGATTACTACAAACCAAACAAGAGGTAAAGTTACTATTTCACCTACAACTTCACCAGCGGGTAACACTACAAGTGGTTATACTGCGGTATTAGCTGATAAGACGGCTGGTACATTGGTTGGATTAGGTATAGCAACATCAGGACAAATTTCTGTTAGTGATAACGTAACTGCTACAGCGGATGTTAAGAAAGGTTTATCTTTCGAATTCATTCCTAATCCGAATTTAACTTCGGCAGTTGTAACGACATTGACAGTTTATGGAAACGAAACAGGTGGTTCGATTTCTATTCCGGTGACAGTAAACTATGTAGCATAAAAATATAATATAATAAGATGGCACAAATTACAGGAGCACAAGGAGCAGATTTAACCCAAAAACTTTCCCAATATTTAGTGGATAATGCTGGATTAATAGATTCTACTACAGTAGCTAATTTATTAAACCAATATCTTCCTGCTAACGAAAAAGTAGGTTTGACAAGTGGTGGAGTTATTTCAAACGGAATATATAAAAAGTTCGGAGACTTCGATGTTATTTCAAATAAGATAGAAGTAGTAACTGAAGGGTTATGGAGTAATGGTAGTGGTAGTTTGAACGGAGCAATTGCAACGGGCTCTACTGCAACTATAGCAGGACATAGTGGTTCGGATGCATCAAAGTATTACTTAAATGTATTCTTAACTGGTTCTAATACCGGTTCATCTGCACCAATAGAATTTGCGGTAGCATACGGTCACAAATATGGTAGTGGTTCAGTTCAGTTGACAACTTCCGATGCGGCATTATTACCTACTAAGGCAATCTATTCTCAGTATAGAATTTTATTGAATGATAACTTTGAAGGAGATGCAGATGATTTCTTTACTTTTTATTCATCATCAGTAGAAGATGGATTCCAATCTAATCAAATCTATGTTATTAACTTAGCTAGAGCAAGATACAGACAACAAGCAGATGCTGGTAATATTAAAATCACCTTAAGTGGTTCTAATGGAACTTTTACATTTATAGATGATAGTGGTAAGAAATTCTCTGATAAAGCTGGTAAGGCTGGAACCGTATTCAATATAGTATCTGGTTCTAACAACTTAGGAACTGAATTAAATGCTACTATAAACACATATACGGCTTCTAACCAACAAGGATTTGGTAAATTCTATCCAAAATTAGGTATAGTATTATTAAATCCTGTGGCGATTTCATCTGTAGTTGGCTCGGAAGTATTACCATCTACTGCAACAACTCCTGCTGCTGAAACTTTTAATCAGAGAAGAATATTTAATTCAATTAAAGGTGGAGCTGATTTTGAAATGAGAAGAACTGAAAACGTATCAACTCAACACTTCTTTGTAAGAGCAACAAATAGAGAGTTTAATTTCTCTAATAATCCTACATTCACAAGTGGTTCAGATGGTACTCTAAGAGAACCTTCATTCGAAACAGACCCTAAAACATATATTACATCAGTTGGTTTATTCAACGATGCTAACGAATTATTGGCGGTGGCTAAAACCTCCCAACCAATAGCAAAATCCTTCGATAAGGAGGTGTTGATTAAGGTAAAACTTGACTTTTAAACTTTATTTTTAAACTTCATTTTTAAACTGTGCTTTTAAACTTAATTTTTAAACCTTAATTTTAATAGAACCCGCTTCGGCGGGTTTTTTTAATTGTGATATTTATTGGTGTATGTTTAAGTCAATTTCTAAATCGGATATTACGATAAGACCATTTAAGGTCTATAAAAACTGGTCTTTTAATGAAGATACCATAAACCTCCACGCTATTCAACGCAGAGAGGGTGCATTTGAAGATTTTGAGGGATTCAATCTAAATGGTTCGGGTAGTAATTATGATTTCCAATATTCGTATAATGAATATGCAACTGATAGAAGTGTTAGGGCTATGTTCTATAACAATGCACCTAAACTAGTAGCGGTTGTAACCAATTGGAATTTAGAAAAGCATAAAGCAAAAAAACAGAGATATTATACCATACAGGATATTAATAATAATACGAATGAGATAACAACCTATGAGTATTATTATGATTCAACATCTGATTCTTATATAGATGAATTTCAATCATATTTAGATAATCATGGTTATATCGTTAGTGATAGGGGACAGGTATTGGCTGGCAAATTTACAGATATTACTAAGATGTACGGAGCTATGAATAACTTAGGTTCTGTTCAGGAAAGAAATATAGATAACCGATTTTTCTTATGGAACATACCTCAGAAATTTGTAGGAGAGGGTATTAAGCCTGGTTCATTCAGAGTAATAGATTATGGTAGAACAAGAAATACAAAAGGTAAGAAGGGAGAATTTGTAACTATTGTAGATGATGGTAAATCAAATTTAATAGATAATGATAGAGATTATTTAGGATTTGTAGAGCTGGATTTTAGCGGAAGTAATGATACCGGAAGCATGATTATTAGAACTACCGAAGGATTAGATTATACATTTAATTTATATGAAAATGATTTTGGAGATGATGCAGTTAATAATGATGAGATTCTAACATATCAATACGCAAATGATAGACCGTATGGAGTTGATAGTAGAGATATAGATGAAATAGATGTAATGTCAGGAACTATGTTTGCTGATGTAGAATGGAATTTACCATATCCAATCCAAAATCCTAAAAAATCTTTTGGTAATATATTCTATGCAAATGGTATTGCTACGATAACTTGGCAAACAGGATTTGCTACAAGTAGTGGGGTATTCACAGAAGGTAGAAATTTTGAGTTTGGAAGTGCAGGATACCAGATGAATTTCCAATCTACAAAAACAATATTTGAAAATGAAGTGTTCTTAGAGGTTCATCCAATGGAGTTTAATACATCAACGAACCCATCTGCAACAACTCATTATAGTGGAGGATTATACATAAATAAATATATAGAAAATCAACCATCTTCATTAGGAGATAGTGGTTCTTTCTATGATTTAGATTTCAGAATAAAATCAGAACATTCATTCAATTATACCTCATCTTGGGGGGCACCTGGTACTTCGGTTACCCGTTCAATAGGATTTGGTGATTATGAGATTAGCTCTTCGCTAGACCCAACAGGTTCGTATCTGGCACCATATATAACAACCGTTGGATTGTACGATGATGAGATGAATTTAGTTGCGGTAGCAAAGTTACCTTCTAAACCAAAATCAACTCCTGATTATCCAGTGAACATAGTAGTTCGTTTTGATACTTAATCCGTTACGAAGTAATATTTATATAAAAGATACACACATATGGCAAAGCAAATTATTGATTTATACAAAACTTCTAGAATGAAGGAAAAGAATGCATCTGCTCAAGCAATTGATTTCATCAAACCTAAAGTAGGTGGACAGATAGCAGTTAATGGATTTACTCCTAAAGCTGTACAAGGAATCACAGATTTTAGATTAGATGATAAAGTATTGGAAGCAGCTAGAAAAGGTAAAGTAAACGGAACTAATTACACTTCTACTGTAAAAAAATAGTAAAAAATAAAGGTTATGTGGAAATATGATAATAAGGAAATCTCAGATATAAGTGAGATTCCCTACGGAGCATTTGGGTTTGTATATGAAGTATTGCATAAACCATCCGGTAAGAAATATATCGGAAGGAAACAACTTATATCAGTAACTACAAAAGCATTAGGTAAAAAAGAATTAGCTGAAATAACTGATAAAAGAGCTAGTAAGAAAAAGAAGGTTCAAAAGGAGAGTGATTGGAAAGCATATTATGGTTCTCACTCTGAAATCAAACAACTTATAAAAGAAGGTAAGCAAGAAGAATTTGAAAGAACGATTCTTGAAGTTGCCTTTGCCCCAAAGCATCTTACTTATTTAGAAACAAAATACCTATTCTCATTAGGAGTGTTGGAAAATGGAGATGTCTATTTTAATGATAACATTTTAGGAAAGTTCTTCCGAAAAGATATACCAAAGTATGAGTGATTTATTAATTACGGTAGGGGATTCGTTTACCTATGGTGAAGGATTACAATTTCATTTGTGGAAAGAAAAATATACTAATAGTTTTGATAGGTTTAAGAATAAAACTTCATATGAACCATGTCAAACCGTAAGTGAAACATTTTCTGAATTTCATGAATATAGAAAGGATAATAACTATAGTGGAGTATTAGGAAAACTTATAGGTGTTAGTACAGTATCCAACTTTGGAAATGGTGGAAGTAACTATGGTTCATTAGAAACTATGGATATTTGGTTAGATTATTTAACGATTGAAAATACAATAACTCCAAAATTATGTATATTTCAGTTTACTAATATTATCAGAGATATTGGGCATACTCAGAGTAAATACAGAAATACCGGTGGAGTATTTGGAGCTGAACTCTATGAAGATATAAAATATGCAGTAGCTAGATTAAACCCTACTCATATTCAAACAAAAAGTGATATAGAAAAAATAAATCCGATACTTTTGAAAATATTTAACACAATGCTTTTGGAAGTTAAAAAAAGATTCACTATATTAGAGGAGAAATATGGGTGTAAATGTATATTTCTACTTGGTTCAGTTGAAGATTATTCGAAAAATCTTATACACGATGTAGTTAAAAATGATGAGCATTATCTCCCTACCATATACAATGGTGTTCCATATGAAAGTTGGGATATAATGAATAGAAAGTGTGGGCTCACTCTAAGAGAAAATATAGGGGTAAACGATGACCATCCTTGTTTAGAATCACACAATTGGTTAGCTAATCAACTTTACAACAAATATTTGGAAATCTCCAAATAATTTCGTATATTTGGGTATGAAAAAATTGTATCTTTTCGGAGATTCATTCTCGTTATTTACGGAGGATATTAAAAACTATTATCTAAACGATATAGAATTTAATACACATAGTTCACTATCAAACGACCATATTCTTAAATTAGTAAAACTAAAACTCAATAAATTACTAAAAGAAAATGATGATGTTAATGGTTCTACGATATTGATACAATTAACCGTTTGTAGTAGAATTTGTGTTTTACAATCTAATATAAATGGGACCAGAGAATTTATGCAAAGTGTGTATAAATACGAAGATAATATGATTAAATATGGTGATGTGGATATTTTCAAAAATAGGTATAACACTCTATATCCAAATATGTCTTCAATGAATTCCGATTTAGTAAAGATGGTTTTTATGCCATACTTAGGATTTTTTATCAATCAAAACGAACTTAAAATATTCAATGATTTGATATTAGAAATAACATTACTAAAAAAACTGGCAGAATCGATAGGAATAAATTTAGAATATTTTTTATATTCATCTGATTTTGATAAGGTATTGAATAATGTAAAATATGTAGGAGATACACTAAGTGAAAGTTCTCATATAAAATTTGATGGGTATAATAGTCTACAATCTTATATTAAGGAAAATCGTCCTGAATACTTTGTATCTAAGATGGATATCCATTTTAATAATAATGGAAACAAATGGTATATTAATTGGTTAAAAGAAAGATATGATATCCGAAACAGATAAACAATATGTGTTAGGCCAAATCAATATGGTTTTGGGAGAAGGGAGAAACTTAGGTAGTTCCGAAATCCAATACTATTGCCCATTTTGTTCACATCATAAACCTAAATTACAGGTCAATTTAGAATCACAAAAGTGGAGATGTTGGGTTTGTAATGCAAGAGGAAAAAAGGTTCACTCTCTATTAAAGAAGTTGAGTGTAGATTATGATGTTATCCAAAAGGTAATGAAAATCTATGATGAATCTGGATATATACCAAAGGCAGAAGATGATGAATTTGTAGAGATAAAATTACCATCGGAATACAAAACTCTTTTAGATAATCAACATATCATAGAATTCAGAGTAGCTTATAATTATTTAAAGAAAAGAGGGATAACTGATAAGGATATTCTTAAACATAAAATAGGATATTGTGATGGTGGAATGTATAAAGGAAGAATCATCGTACCATCTTACAACTCACTTCATCAACTTAATTTCTTTTTGGCTAGAAGTATTTACCCAGATGAGAAATTGAAATATAAAAATCCACCTGTATCGAAAAATATAATTGGATTTGAATCAATGATAAATTGGAAAATGCCAGTAACACTTTGTGAAGGAGCATTTGATGCAATAGCAATCAAACGAAATGCTTCTCCGGTGTTAGGTAAAACACTTTCCAAAGAATTAACTGATAAAATTCTAACGGAGAAACCATCAATCAATATTGTATTAGATGATGATGCGATGGGAGATGCGATTAGGCATTATGAATACTTAACTGCAAATGGAATAGATTGTAAGTTAGTTAGATTGAGTGGTAAAGACCCTTCGGAAATGGGATTCATAGAAGTAACAAAACAAATAGAACAAAACACAACTTCATCATTTGAGGATTTAATAAGATTAAAACTATCGTTTACATAATGAATAACTTAGATAAAAAATATCAACAACTATTAAGTGATATAATTGAATTTGGTGTAGAGAAAGAAGATAGAACGGGAACAGGTACTATATCAGAATTTGGACATCAGTTTCGACACAAAATGAGTGAAGGATTTCCTTTACTCACCACGAAGAAGATGCATTGGAAATCTATCGTTACAGAACTCTTATGGTTTTTAAGAGGAGATACTAATATCAAATTCCTATTGGATTACGATTGCCATATTTGGGATGGTGATGCTTATAAAAATTATTTAGAAGAAACCCAACATGAAGCATCTTATACAAAAGAACAATTTATCAATTTAATTAAAACCGATAATGCTTGGGCAAATGTGTGGGGTGAATTAGGTCCAATTTATGGTAAACAGTGGAGAAGTTGGAAAACTGAAGATGAATATTTAGATGGAGTATCATATTTCAAATATCCAGAAATAGACCAAATCCAAAACTTAATCAGCGAATTAAAAACAAATCCAGATAGTAGAAGATTAATGGTATCTGCTTGGAATGTGGGTGAGTTAGACAAAATGGTATTACCTCCTTGTCATTATGGATTCCAACTTTATACTAGAAAAACAACAAGAGATGAAAAGATAGTTCATCCTGGAAAATATAGAGCAATTTCCCTAATGTGGAATCAAAGAAGTGTAGATACATTTTTAGGATTACCATTTAATATTGCTTCTTACGGATTGTTATTGGAGATTATTGCAAAGGAAGTGAATATGATACCTGATGAATTGATTGGTAATTTAGGAGATGTTCATTTATATAAAAACCACATAGAACAGGCAAAAGAACAAATCAGTAGGACATCATTTGATTTACCAACAATCCAAATCACCGAAAGAAATTGGTATCAACATGAATTGGTTAAAGAAAAATTAGGTGAAAAAACTTTAGATGAAAAACTTAAAAGTTATAGACCCGATTGTTTTGAATTAATAGGATACGAATCACATCCAAAAATTAAAGCACCATTAAGTAATTAATATGAAATTAGAAGTAGAAATTAAACAACCCCTTAAAATAGAAAAGGCATGGGGTTACGAATTATGGATTCACAATAACGAAGAGTATTGTGGAAAATTATTAGTATTCAATAATACCGGTGATAAGTTTTCAATGCATTATCACTTAAAGAAAAAGGAGAGTTGGTATGTTCAGCAGGGTAGTTTTATATTCAGTTGGTTAGATGTAGAGGATGGTAAATTAATATCACAAATAATCAAAGTAGGAGATTCTGTAACAATAGAAAGAGGATTACCACACCAACTGCAAGCTATAGATGATTTATCTACTATATACGAGGTTAGTACTCAACACTTTAATGAGGATTCATACAGAATATTCCGCAACACACCAATGGATTTAATTGGTAAATAATTTGGTAGTCTCACCTTTTTTTCGTATCTTTGTAACACAACATATAGTATAAACATGCTTAACCTAAAAGTAGATTACATCTATCACTTAGCGGATTTACATATCCGTAACTTAAAACGTCATAAGGAGTATAGAGAGATTCTAAATAAATTCTTAGCGGATGTAGATTCACAAAAGAAGGAGAACGCAGTTATTTATTTAGCAGGAGATATTGCACACGCTAAAACGGAAATGAGTCCGGAATTAGTTAGAGAAATTACTTGGTTCTTTAATGAATGTGCAAATCGATTCCCTACATTTGTAATCACAGGAAACCACGATTGTAACTTAAACAATATGGATAGATTGGATGTATTAACTCCTATCTGTGATAACCTAAACAATCCAAACTTATATTACTTAAGAGATACGGGT